GCGACTTTCGGGCGGTGCGGCTTCACTGCGTGGCACACGCAGAACGCCGCCGAACCCCGCGCGGCGTCGGGGAACCCGGAAACGAAAACGCCCAACCGATGAGGGTTGGGCGTTGAAAAGTGGTGGCGGAACACGGAACTGAACCCGCGTCCGCTTTCCGAACCAGATAGCAACGCCTTGGCCTTGAGGGTGTGGATTCGACGATTTGTCCACTTCGATTACTTGCTCAGGTGAAAGCGATGGCGCATAATATCATCGTTTTGATTAGATTGATCGCCTAGCAATGAGTAATCGAACCGCCGTTTACGGTCTTATGGCCATCAGATGTGGATGAGGAGCGCCTGACCATGCACCCCCAACGTGTCGAGAGTTTGAGCCATGCCCAGCGCGAGCGCTTGGCGTACATCGACTTTCGCCTGTACTTCATGGGTGAAATCGGCCGTCCAGACTTGGCGAGCCGCTTTGGGGTGGCTCCAGCCGGGGCAACGCGCGACTTGGCGCTGTACCGGGAAATCGCACCGCAGAACATTGAGTTCGACGGCAGCAACAAGATCTACCGTATCGGCAAGACGTTCTCCCCGATCTTCGAGCACGCGACGCAGCGTGTCTTGTCGGCGCTTGCTCTTGGGTTTGGCGATGGAGTGAACGTCGAGTCGCAACCGCTGCTGCCCTGCGAGTCGCCCACCGCCCTCAGCAACCCCAGGATGAATGTGTTGGCCCCGATTTGCCGAGCCATCCACGCCAAGCGCCCCATCGCCATCCGTTACCACTCGATGAGCAGCGGAGAGTCCGAGCGGATCATTGTGCCCTTTGCGCTGGTTGACACCGGCCTGCGCTGGCACGTTCGTGCTTTCGACCGCAAGAGCGGCGAGTTCCGGGACTTCGTCATCACCCGTATCGAAGCGCCGACGCTACTCGACGAGGAACCCAAAGCCAACGAGCGCCCGGATAACGACATCCAGTGGACGCGCATCGTCGAGCTGGATCTGGTGCCGCATCCGCGCCTCGCCCGCCCCGAGATCATCCAGATGGACTACGGGATGACCGATGGCTCGATCCGGATGCGCGTTCGCGCGGCGGTGGCGGGCTACATGTTGCTACGCTGGAGCGTGGACTGCTCGCCTGACCACCATCTCAAGGAAGAACAGTACCGCCTATGGCTCAGCGATCCGCTGGCCTTGTATGGCGTCGAAAACGCAAAGCTCGCGCCCGGCTACCGCCCACCGGCGACAAGCACAACACGGAAATAGGATCACAAATGGCCATCAAAAAATCTGACCTCTACTCATCGCTCTGGGCATCTTGCGATGAACTGCGCGGCGGCATGGATGCCAGCCAATACAAGGACTACGTCCTGTTCATGCTGTTCATCAAGTACGTCTCCGACAAGTATGGTGACTACGATGGTTTCGAACCGCCGGTCATTATCCCCAAGGGAGCGAGCTTCAAGGACATGGTCGCCCTCAAGGGCAAGAGCGATATCGGCGACAAGATCAACACACAGGTCATTCAGCCTCTGATCGACGCCAACACCCGCCTTGCACGCAGCGACTTTCCTGATTTCAATGACCCGAACAAGCTTGGTGAGGGTCAGGCGATGGTGGATCGCCTCAGCAACCTGATCGGCATCTTCCAAAAGCCCGAGTTGGATTTCTCGAAGAACCGAGCCGAGAACGACGACATCTTGGGTGACGCCTACGAATACCTGATGCGGCACTTTGCCTCGCAGAGTGGCAAGAGCAAAGGCCAGTTCTACACGCCATCCGAGGTCAGTCGCATCATGGCCAAGGTCATAGGCATTTCCCCCGCCAATGCAGTGGCCTCGACCACCGCGTATGACCCCACCTGCGGTTCTGGCTCCTTGCTGCTCAAGGTGGCCGCCGAGGCTGGCAAGCACATCACGTTGGAAGGGCAGGAAATGGACGTGACCACGGCTGGTCTTGCCCGTATGAACATGATCCTGCACGACTTTCCAACCGCCAACATCCTGCAGGGCAACACGCTGGCCGCGCCGAAGTTCAAAGATGGCGAGTCGCTGCGTACCTATGACTACGTCGTCGCCAATCCGCCGTTCTCCGACAAGACCTGGAGCACCGGCCTGACCCCTGCCAGCGACCCACATCAACGCTTTGCCTGGGGCGAACCGCCAAAAAAGCAAGGTGACTACGCTTACCTGCTGCACGTCATTCGCTCCATGAAGAGTACCGGCAAAGGCGCCTGCATTCTCCCGCACGGTGTCCTGTTCCGGGGCAATGCCGAGGCCGTCATCCGCGAGAAGCTGGTGCGGTCGGGCATTCTCAAAGGGATCATCGGCCTGCCAGGTAACCTGTTCTACGGCACGGGCATTCCCGCCTGCATCCTGGTGCTGGACAAGGAAAACGCGGCAGCACGCAAAGGCATCTTCATGATCGATGCCTCCAAGGGCTTCATCAAAGACGGTGCCAAGAACCGCCTGCGTGAGCAGGACATTCACAAGATCGTCGATACCTTCACCAAATTGGTAGAGATACCACGCTACTCGCGCATGGTGCCGCTGACCGAGATCGCAGATCCCAAGAACGACTACAACCTCAACCTGCCACGCTACATCGACAGCACCGAACCGGAAGACATCCAAGACATCGATGGCCACCTGCGCGGCGGCATTCCAGAGCGTGATCTGGATGCGCTCGGCGACTATTGGAAGGTGATCCCCGGTGTGCGCCATGCCCTGTTCGAGTCGGCCGGGCGCGCTGGTTACGCACAGTTGAAATTGCCCATCGCCGTGGTGAAGGCCACCATCTTTGCGCATCCTGAGTTCACTGCATTCAATCAGGCAGCTACCAAGGTCTTTGCTGATTGGAAGCAAGCCAACACCCCGAAGCTAAAAGCCTTCGCGCAAAACGGCCACCCCAAGCAACTGATCGAGGCACTGTCCGAGGATTTGCTTGCACGGTTCAAGCCGACGCCGCTGGTCAATGCCTATGACGTGTACCAACACCTCATGGACTACTGGGCTGAGACGATGCAAGACGACTGCTACCTGATATCCGATGCAGGCTGGCACGCTGGAGCGCAGCCGCGTGAAGTGGTCAAAATCAAAGACGCGAATGGGAAACTGGTGTGGCCAAAGGAACCCTTTGACTACACCAAAGGCAAGCGTCGCTTCAAATCCGATCTGATTCCCGCGCCAATTCTGATCGCCCGTTACTTCACCGTTGAGCGCGACGCCATTGAGCTGCTTACGGCCAAGCTGGCCGATGTCGAGCAACAACTCCAGGAGATGATGGAAGAGAACAGCGGCGAAGAAGGGCTGCTGGCCGAGGTCATCGAAGGCGAAGGCGACAAGCAGAAGATCACCGCCAAGGCTGTCAAAGCCCGCCTGAAGGAGATCGGCAAAGACCCCGACTATGCCGACGAACGCAAGGCGCTGCAGGACTACGCCGCCCTGCTCGACAAGCAAACCGATATCAAAGCTAAGCTGAAGGCGGCGCACGAAGACCTTGAGGCCAAGCTGGACGCCAAGTACCCCAAGCTGACCGAGGACGAGATCAAGCAGCTGGTGGTGGACGACAAATGGCTGGCGACCTTGGCCGATGCCGTGCAAGGTGAGCTGGACCGGGTTTCTCATACCCTCACCAGTCGCATCCGCCAGCTTGCGGAGCGCTATGCCACGCCGTTGCCGACGCTGATGAAAGAACTCGAAGCACTCTCAGCCCGGGTGGATGAGCACCTGAAAAAGATGGGGGCGGTATGGAGTTGAAGCCTAGTTACAAAATGACTGAGGTGGGGGGCATCCCGGCCGATTGGCAGCTAACGTGTCTCGGCGCTCATGGAGAAACATACGGAGGCCTGACCGGTAAAACCAAAAAGGATTTCGGCACTGGCGACGCACAGTACGTTACGTTCATGAACGTCATTTCTAATGTCGTGATTAATTATGGCGCCTTCGATCGGGTCCATATTGCTACTGCCGAGTCTCAGAATCGGGTGCGCAAGAATGATCTGTTATTCAACGGGTCGTCTGAAACACCAGAGGAAGTCGCATTTTGTGCAGTTAATCTTGGAGATTTTCCAGATCTCTACTTGAACAGCTTTTGCTTCGGTTATCGGCTGCGTGATCGGATCACAATCGACCCGCTGTTTCTTGCATACTTATTCAGGAGTAAAACAGGTCGTGCGCTCGTAAAGGCTCTTGCCCAAGGTTCTACCCGATACAACATCTCCAAGCGCGCACTTCTGGGCGCGCCGCTGGCATTACCTCCCGCCCCCGAACAACGCGCCATCGCGCAAGCACTGAGTGACGTCGATGCATTGCTCGCCACCCTTGACCAAGTAATTGCCAAGAAGCGTGATCTGAAGCAGGCGGCTATGCAGCAATTGCTTACGGGTGAAACTCGTCTGCCAGGGTTCAGTGGAAATTGGGAGGTGAAGCAACTGGGGGATATTGGCCAGTTCTTGAAGGGGCGCGGTGTCAAGAAAGACGAAGCCCAGAGCGGGACGCTCCCCTGCATCCGTTATGGCGAGATTTATACGCATCACAACGACTACATCAAGTCTTTTAACTCCTGGATTTCCCCGAAGGTAGCGGCAACGGCGACGAGATTGAAGCAAGGCGATTTGCTGTTTGCTGGTTCAGGCGAGACCAAGGAGGAAATTGGCAAATGTGTCGCCTTTATTGACGACTGCGAGGCGTACGCGGGTGGGGACACTGTGATTCTTCGAGCCACTGGCATCAACCCGATGTTCATGGGCTATTACTGCAACACTGCACCAATTGCTACTCAAAAAGCAAGCAAAGGACAGGGTGATGCCGTTGTTCATATTAGTGCTGCCGCATTATCCAGCATAGCTCTAGCGCTACCATCGCTTACTGAGCAAAACGCCATCGCCGACGTCCTTTCAGATATGGACGCTGAACTATCCGCCCTGGAAGCCCGCCGGGACAAAACCCGCAACCTCAAGCAAGCCATGATGCAGGAGTTGCTCACCGGAAAGACGAGGCTGGTATGAGCGTTGCTGAGATGTTTTCCGACTTTGTCGGCAATCTGGCGATTAGTAACGCGGAGACGATCAGCACGCGCTATGGCGAGTTGACGTCGGCGCTGAACAAGCAGTTTCGAGACACCGAATCAAAAACCGCGAACACGCTTCAGGTCGGATCGTTTGGCCGGAAAACGGGCATCAATGGCATTTCCGACTTGGACATGCTGTACATCATGCCCAAGACCAAATGGGCCGATTACAACAAAGCCGGTGGGCAACTGAGCCTGCTGCAGGATGCAAAAGAGGCGATTCTCAAGCGCTACCCGACCACGAAAGTAAGGGTAGACCGCTTGGTCGTGACGGTCACCTACACGGACTTCCACGTCGAGGTTCAACCTGTTTTTGAACAGGACGATCAAAGCTATCTGTATCCAGACACAAAAAACGGCGGTAGCTGGAAAACCACCAAGCCGAGAGAAGAGATGGCGGCAGTGGCGGATTTGGACACGAAAAAAAACGCCAATCTAAGGCCACTGTGCAAGATGGCCCGGGCCTGGAAGAACAAGCACGGCGTCGGCATGGGCGGGCTGCTGCTGGATACGCTGGCCTACAACTTTCTTGACTCAACCACGGATTTCGACACCAAGAGCTTCCTCTACTACGACCGGATGAGTCGGGATTTCTTCAAATACCTGTCTGAACTGCCAGATCAAACCGAGTACGCTGCGCCAGGCAGTCGCCAGCGCGTCAAAGTCAAAAAGAAATTTCAGAAAAAGGCCAAAAAAGCCCACAAGCTCTGCGTAGAAGCCATCGAGGCCGAGAACCAGAAGAACGTCAACGACAAGTGGAAGAAGGTTTATGGGCGACCATTCCCAGCATCGGCGACGGTGGCTCAAGAGGCCGTAGCAAAGAGTTTTGCACAAAGCTGGGATGACACCGAGGAATTTATCGAAGACAAATTTCCAGTTGATATTCGAGAATCTATGCAACTGGATTGCGAGGTCAAACAGAACGGTTTCCGTGAGTTCTTCCTCCGCGAGATGTTGGCTAGGAGGATTCCTTTGAAGACCAAAAAGAGCTTGCGCTTCGAAATTACAGGTGTTTCGGCGGCAAAGCCGTATGACATCTATTGGAAGGTCCTAAATCGCGGCGATGCGGCCCGTAAGAGGAATTGCATTAGAGGGCAAATCATCAAAGATGATGGACTGATGCAGCGGACGGAAACTACCAGTTTTCCAGGCGATCATATCGTTGAGTGTTATTGCGTGAAGGATGGTGTGGTGGTCGCCAAAAACCGGATTCACGTTCCTATTAATGGGGAGCAGAACAATGACGACTGACCACATCAATGTACTGGAAGGCCAGTTGCGCGAGTGTTACGGGCGAGTGGTCTACTCCCACAAAACACATGAGAAATGCGCGGACATTCTGTTTGAGCGGCAAGGGCACATAAAGCTAGCCCAGATCATTATCTCCGCCATTGTGACCGGGGGAATCGTTTCAACGTTTTTTGATGCGGGAAAAGTTGGGGCAGCAATTAGTGCAGTGTTGTCCACAGGGCTCCTTGCTCTGAATGCCTATACGAAAGACTATGACCTCGGTGAAATTGCTCAAAAGCATCGCCAAGCTGGTGCAGAGCTATGGATTGTCCGAGAAAAGTACCTGTCGCTCTTAACGGATATCCGCACAGGGGATGTTTCGTTGGAGTCTATTCGAGCACGTAGGGATACGCTTCTCGACGAACTGCACGCAGTTTATGTCGGAGCTCCCAGCACGAACTTTAAGGCCTACAGCAGGGCACAAGAATCACTGAAGAAGCTTGAAGACATGACATTTTCCGATGAGGAAATTGATGCCTTCCTTCCTAAAGAATTGAAAAGGGTTTCCAAGGGGGGTGGCAATGTCTGAGCAAACCCGATCTGAGCGCAAGACGCAGAACCGTGTTGCCGCATTGTTTACCGATGCAAGTCGCCCTGACTGCCTAGGGTACGATCACCTCGGTGAGTGGAGTAAACGCGACAACAACCGCTGCATAGAAGCAGATTTTTTGCGCAGCAACCTCAAGAAGCGCGGGTTTTCCGATGCGCACATTGCTGCTGCGCTGCAAAAGCTCCTGACCGCCGCCGACTCCACCGGCATCACCCTGTATCAAGCCAATCTGCGCACCTACCAACTGCTGCGCTATGGCGTACCGGTACAGATAGCAGCCGGTCAGGCGCATGAGACCGTACACCTCATCGATTGGGAAACGCCTGGCAACAACGACTTTGGCCTTGCCGAAGAGGTCACCTTGCGCGGCGGATACGAACGGCGGCCCGATCTGGTCGTGTACATCAATGGCATCGCGGTCGCCGTCATTGAGTTGAAACGCAGTTCGGTGGAGGTGGCCGACGGTGTTCGTCAGCTCATCACCAACCAGGAAGAGATTTTCAACAAAGGATTTTTCAGCACGGTGCAGTTGGTGCTTGCGGGAAGCGACTCGCAGGGTTTGCGCTACGGCACTACGGGCACCCCTGAGAAGTTTTTCGTCGAGTGGAAGGATAAAAGCGCCATCCCATCAGAGCCACTTGCAGAGGGTGCGCTGCTGGACATTCCATTGACGCAGATCTTTGACAAGGTGCGCCTGCTGGATCTGATTCGCAACTTCATCATCTTCGATGGCGGGCAAAAGAAGGTGCCTCGCGTCCATCAATACCAGGCCGTGAAAGCGGCCCAGGAGCGGGTGAAGCAGCAGGAAGGCGGTGTGATCTGGCACACCCAAGGCAGTGGCAAGAGCATTCTGATGGTGCTGCTTGCCAAGTGGCTGCTGGAATATGACCCGCACGCCCGCGTCCTGGTCATCACCGACCGTGATGAGTTGGACAAGCAGATCGTGGGTGTGATGCGTAATGCAGGCGTGATTGGCGAGGATGCGGCATCGCCGCGCATCACCTCTCGCGTGGAACTGGTTGAAAAGCTAGGGGCAGCCACGCCCCGCCTGATGTGTGCGCTGATCCACAAGTTCGATACGACCGACCTGAAGGGTGAGCCGCCGAGGGTGGTGGGCCGTGTTTACGTCTTCGTCGATGAATGTCACCGCACGCAAGGCGGCGACATGAACAAGCAGATGAAGCGATGGCTGGAAAACGCCATCTTCATCGGTTTCACCGGCACGCCGCTCTTGCGCCGCGACAAGCAGACCACCCGCGAGGTTTTCGGCACCTACATCCACACCTACAAGTTCGATGAAGCGGTGGCCGACAAGGTGGTGCTTGACCTGAAATACGAAGCGCGTGATGTGCCGCAGCGCCTGACGTCAAAGAAAGCCATCGATGCGTGGTTTGATCAGAAAACCAAGGGGCTGAACAACTTTCAGCGTTCGGTTCTGCGTAAGCGCTGGGCGACGATGGAAGAGCTGATGAGTGCTGGTGAGCGCAAGCAGCGCATCATCGCCGACATCATCCACGACTTCGGCGTGCAGCCGCGTCTGAACAATGACCGGGGCACGGCCATTCTGGTGGCCGCCTCCATCTACGACGCCTGCCACTACTTCCGTTTGTTTCAGAACACGTCGTTTGGCAAGTACTGCGGAATCATCACCTCCTACGAGCCCAACCACAACGCGATTTCGCGCGAGCCCAAGGACAGCGACGAGCGCTACAAGTTCGACACCTACACCCAGCATGTATTGAAGAACGGCCAGACGACCAAGCAGTATGAGGATGAAACAAAACGGCGCTTTATCGAGGAGCCTGCCAATCTGAAGCTGCTCATCGTGGTGAGCAAACTGCTGACCGGGTTCGATGCGCCTTCCTGCACCTACATCTACCTCGACAACGAGCTGCGCGATCACAACCTGTTCCAGGCTATCTGTCGCACAAACCGGCTCGACGGCGACGACAAGGACTATGGCCACATCGTCGACTACAAAGAGCTGTTCGAGAAGGTGCAGGACTCTATCGCCGTTTACACCTCGGATGAGCTGGACATCGACGAAGGTGGCGATGACGGCAACGTAGCCGTGAAAGACTGGCTGAAGGAAGGCAAGGCGCAGCTTGATGCTGCCCGGGAAGCACTGCGCTACTTGTGTGAGCCGGTGGCCATGCCCCGTGAGATGGAGCAGTACCTCCACTATTTCTGCGGTGATGCCAACGACCCAGAAGCTTTGCTGAACACCGAGCCGCTGCGCATCTCGTTCTACAAGTCAGCAGCCGCATTCCTGCGAGCCTATGCGGCAATTGCTCAGAACCTGGAGGACGCAGGATATTCAGCGGCAGATATTGCTGCACTCGAAAAGGAGATCGAGTTCTACAGCGACACTCGCACGGCGATCAAGAAGCATTCAGGCGAAGAGTTGGACATTAAGCCTTATGAGGCGGATATGCGCCACCTCATCAACACCTACATCCAAGCAGACCCAGCTGAAGATTTGGGAAATCTCAGCTCGCTCTCACTGACCGAGCTGATCATCGAAACCGGCATTCACGACGCTATTGCCAAGAAGCTCAACCAGAAGGGCAAGCTGTCGAGGAATGCGATTGCTGAAGGCATCATCAACAACGTCCGCAAGACGATCATTCGGGATCAACTGACTGATCCGAAGTTTTACGACGAGATCTCCAAACTCCTCGAAGACCTGATCAAGCAAAAGCGCGACGACACCGCTGCCTACGAGAAATTCCTCCAGAAGGCCGAAGAGTTGGTGAAAAAGATGGCGGCCAAGAATACGGGCAGCCATCCGCATGTACTCAACGGCCACCCGGAGGCCATCGCTCTCTTCAACAATCTGGCCAGTATTCCGGCCGCAACTTTCGTTTGTCCGACTGACGACGATGGCAAGGCGACGCTTGCGCTCGAACTCGATCAGGCGATGCGAGAGCAGGCCCCGGCAGGCTGGAGAGGGGATGGCATCCGTGAGAAGCAGGTGCTCAATGCGCTGTTTCCCATCATGTCGCGGGATCGGGTGGCGACGCAGGCTATTTTCGAAATCATCAAGAACCGATCGGGGTACTGATGAACGAGACGATCCAACTGGGCGAGATTTCAATAGCGGTGACGAGGAAGGACATCAAGAATGTCCACCTCACCGTTCATCCCCCTGATGGACGTGTGACTCTCGCCGCCCCAACTAACACTCGCCTAGAAGTAGCGCGTGCCTACGCGATATCCAAATTGGTATGGATTCGTGAGCAACAGAGAAAACTTGATGCCCAAGCGCGGGAAACACCACGCCAGTTCGTTGAGCGCGAGAGCCACCACGTTTGGGGGCGGCGCTACCTAATGACGGTGGACTACCAGGATGTAAAGCCTAGTGTTGTCCTCAGCAACAAACGGATCACCCTGATTGTTCGTCCGGGCAGCAGCGCGGAAAAGCGCGCGGAGGTGATGCATGAGTGGCACAAGTCGTTGCTGCACAAGGTTGTACCGCCACTGATCCAAAAGTGGGAGCAAAAGCTCAAGGTGAGCGTTTCAGGCTATTTCCTGCAACGGATGAAAACCAAGTGGGGTAGTTGCAATCACGCAGAGGGAAACATTCGCCTCAATACGGAGCTGGTGAAAAAGCCTAAGGATTTACTGGAGTACGTCGTCGTGCATGAAATGGCTCATTTAATCGAGCCCACGCACAGTGATCGCTTCATCGCCATCCTTGAAGAGCATTACCCCAGCTGGCGCGAGGCCCGCGCCGAGCTCAACGAATTGCCGCTGGGTGCAGAGGTTTGGAAGGAGTGATATGGCACTGAATCTGGCAAAGGTCGTCATCGGCTATCTGAAAGATCGGCCCGAGCAGAAATTCACTGCACGGCAGATCGCCGAGTGGGTGTTCGCTTCCTACCCGGATGAGTGTCAGGAAAAGCGTGCCAACAGCCGTGGCGACTACATAAAGTCCGACGCGGATTTGGTGCAGCAGCTCGTCGCAGAAATCAGCTCACAGCGCCCGCGCATGCAAACGAAGCATCCAGAACTCAAAACGACTGAAGGACGGCCGCGCAAGTACTACTACTCGGAGCGCTCGGATAGCGCCGAAGTGGCGGCGGCCGAAAGCGAGAGCACGTCAACGGCTGCGGATGCAAGTGTTTTGAAGATTGACGAGCACGCTCTGTACCCGCTGCTCTCGCAATACCTGTGGGAGGAGTTTGGCGTTTTCTCCAAGCGGATCGACGAGAAGCGTTCGTCGAACAAGCGCGGGCCCAACGGCAACCGCTGGCTGTACCCGGACGTGGTGGGCATGGAGGACTTGGGCAAGGAGTGGCACCGCGAAGTGCGCGACTGCGTGACGCAGTATTCCGACAAGCGCACCAAGCTGTGGTCGTTCGAGGTCAAGCTGCTGATCAACCGTTCGAACGTACGCGAGTGCTTCTTTCAGGCCGTGTCGAATTCATCGTGGGCCAATTTCGGCTATCTGGTTGCGGCGGAAATCGGCGGCACCGACACGTTGAAGGAGCTACGGATGCTCTTCGCGGCACACGGCATCGGCTTCATCAAGCTGGACGTGGACAACCCTGCTGACAGCCAAGTGCTGATTCCGGCGCGTGAGCGCGATGAGATCGATTGGGACATGGCCAATCGGCTGGCCACGGAGAACCGGGATTTTCTTGAGTACGTGAAGCTGGTGAAACAGTTCTACCAGACCGGCGAGGCACGGCTGGCGGACTGGGACGTTCCCGAGACGGGGGACTGACGGGTTATTCCAGATGGCCGATCACGTCGAGGCGTTCATCGCCACGCTGAAACGCCCCGAACCAGCCGTCGCGCGAGTCGACGCGCGTGCGGCTCACCAGCAACGTGAACCCCTCGCAGCCGCGCCCCTTGGCGGTGGCGAAGTCGGTGGTGTCGAATTTGGCCTCGCGCACCAGCGTCGTGGCCAACGACTTCATCGCCGATTCAAAGAGGTCGAGCAGATGGTCTTGCAGGCTGGCGTCGATGTTGCGCGAGGTCACGTCATCGATGACGGCGGTTTTGAATCTGCTGCTTTTGCTCATTGGTAGCGCCCTGTATTGGTGCAGGTGACATGAACGCGCTGTTCTGCGGCAAAGCCAAGCTCTTCTGCGCGGTTCGAAATCACACGTTGCGAAGCAGCCAAAAGACCTCCGCCTCGCGCCGAGTGACGAGCCCGGGCAGCACTTTCCCGCCGCCATACACCCAGCGACGCAGCTCCTGGCCTGCAGCAATCCAATCCCGCTGATTGACGCGTCGTCGCAGCGTCGATGTCTGCAACCGCCCCGCGCCGAGGTTGAAGGTGAAGTCCACGATAGCCGCCAGTCGCCCCTCCGGCTCGGTGGCCAGCACCGGGCAGTAGCGCAGCGTGGCGTTCAGCGCGGTCCTGAGGTCGGTAGCCAAGTAGCTCTCCGCCTCGGCCTCCGTGATCGGAGGATGTTTCGGATCGCAGAGGTGGCCATAGCCGATGGTCCAGTAGCCGGCCGGGCAGACATAGGGATGTGCACGGCCGGGATCGGCCCTCGGCACCCGATGGAACCCCTCGAAGCGCTTGGCCAGGTCGATGGCCGCCTGCGGCACTGCGATCACGGCCGCACCCGGTCGAACACGCGGCCGAGGAACCAGAAGTTCAGCACCCCGGCCCACAATGCCTGATCGGCCTCGGTCCAGGCGTGCAGGATCGCCGCACCCCAATCGGCGCCGCCCGACATCGCCCCGACGAAGGCCGCTGTCTTCGCCGCGCAGTACAGCGCCATGAACCAGTAGGTGATGACGGGACGAACGCTGCTGGAGAGGGCATCGGCCCAGCGCACGCTCGAACGCTGCCCCTGCGCCGCGACGGCCTCTCGCAAGGCATCAATGGCCCCGGTATTCCACGCGGCATCGGCACCCGCGCCGATTTCCGACATCCGCTGCGCGCCACGCAGCTTCTCGAACTCCAGCGCCTTGTCCTGCATCGCCAGTTCGTGGCCACGCTCGCCTTTGCGGTCCAGCCACTTCAGGACCTCCGGTGCCAGACGGAAGGCCCCGCCGAGGAGGCCGCCGAGCAAGGTCTCGATCATTGCGGGCCTCCCATCAGTTTCAACTTGATGGCAGCGCCAACGAGCAGCGCGGCCAGGATGCCGGCGGTGATGACCTTGACGATGGTCTGCCAGGCCGTGCGCCGAGCATCGCGCCAGGCTTCCAGCAGATCGCGCAGTTCGCGAATGTCCTTCGCGGCACTGCCGTTCTCCAGCCCGAGATGGGCAAGGCAACGCTCGGCTCCGCGTTCAGCGGCGCGGTCGAGCAGTTCGTCGAAGTCCTCGCGCCGGATGAGCAGCATGTTTTCCACGAGGGCGGCGGGTTGGTGTTCGTCAGTCATTGCAGTCTCCAAGAACGACAAACCCGCCTCATGGGCGGGTTCGCGGGTTGCTGGTGGGTGAAGATCAGATGGCGAGGCCTGCGCTCCAGCCGGTGGACTTGTAGGCCGAGAGCTTGGCCTCGTCCTCGATGTAGCAAAGCCAGCCGGTCTGCGGCACGTAGTACTCCCAGACGCCGCCGATGCGCACCGCGATCTGGTTGGTTTTGCCTGCCCACACGCCCGTGGCACCGGCAGGAATGAGGTAGCGGTCGCCGTTGGCGGGGCTGGCCGGGGGCGTGGTCAGGTCGCGGTCTTTCACGGACAGGCCGACCACCGCGCCGAGGCGCTTGAGATTGGCGTCCATGCCGGTGTCCCAGCCGCTTTCGCCGAGCGTCCAGCCGTAGTTGAGTCCAAGGTTCGGGTCTGTTGATGACATGGTCTACTCCTGAGTTATGGGAGGTGCACTGCGGCACGAACGCGCTGCAGATCAGCATCAGCACTGCGCCGATGCGCCTGGTCTGGATGCTGACGCCATTTCCGACCGATGATGGGCAAGTGCAAAACGGGCGATTTTTTCGACAGTCGAAGAGTGAGCATCCATTCCGGGTACAACAAAAGACCATCAATAAAACCCACTTCGGTTCGAACAGCAGAGCGTCGATACATGACACAACTGTGGACGAGATCAGCACGTTGTACGTGCATCCATCTGCTGTATGCAAGGCGACGATTCCCTAGAATTTGGCCGTCGCTGTCAATCAGCGTTTCATCGGTATATGCAAGGGATGCTTGCGGGCAGGCATCAAGGGAATCGGCCATTTGTACAAAAGCACTGGCGTCATAGATGTTGTCAGGGTCGACAAAACTGATGTACTCAGCCCCATCCTTGGCAATGCAATCAACCCAGTCGTCCCCCATCGGCGTATCTCGATTGGTGTGTATCAGCTCAAGCCGAATGTCTGGGTGCGAAAGGCTTTCAATTGCGGCAGCCCGCCAGCCCTCTGGCTCGTCAATCGTAAGCATGTAGGCATCAATTCGCGGCTCCATCACACACCTCCCCAATACTGTCCCCAACGCAGGCCGTAGCCCGCGCGATCCATGACCCGCACCTGCGGCTGCCAGCTACTCAAACCATCGCGCTCGGCACTGATCTCCATCGTGATGCGGTCGCCCAGCGCACCGGCATCCAGCGCGGCCACTGCTGCCGTCCAGATGTAGGCGGAGCCGAGCAGTCCCGTTTCGGTGTGCGCCAGCACGCCATTGCGATTGCGGATGCGTACCGTGTAGGTCACACCCAGTTCTGGCCCGATGTCGCCCTCGTCTTGCTGCACGAGGTAGGCGGTCTGCTGCGTGCGGTCGCGATGCGCCCACGTGACGGCGAGATCACCGGCCACCACGGCAGGCTCGGTCTGGCCGTTGAGGCGGATGCGACCGGGGGAATACGGCAAGGCCTGCCGACCGGCCAGCACCACCGGCTGCCCATTGGCGGCCAGTACAGGATCGCCCTGATCGGTCGACGTGCGAGGAATCGCGCCCACGAACACCGACTCGCCGGGTGCGCGCTCGGTACCTTCGGATGCCAGCCAGTCGCCGACGCCGATCAGCCGTGTCCCCGCCGGGTGGGCCTGTGGGGTGGTGTCGAGCACACCGCGCGCGAGATCGATGGTCGCGTTGGCAGCATCGAAGGCCAGGACGGCAACGGCCTCTGCAATGGCCCCACTGGCATCCACCAGATAGACATAGTCGCCGACGGACAGCCTCTCCGGCTGGCTGATGGCCGTCACCGGCACACCGATGGCATCGACCTCGCTGGCAGGCAAGGCCACATCGAGCGTGAGCAGCGGCGCATAGTCCTCGCCCACGACGGCCGCAAGGTCACCGCTGGAAGCTCCGGTGGCCAGTTGCCAATTCAACTGCCCGGTGCCACCGGCGGCAGCCAGCGCACCGAGATAGGTGTCCGTATCGGTCAGGTAGGCCAGATCTGCACGCGACAAGCGCCGGGCCAGTTCCCAATACGGCACCTCGACGGCCAGCACCAAGGCGGGTGGCAACGGTGAGAGGGTCGGCGCCTCGACCTGCGGTGGCGGGGGCGACAGCACGGTGTTGCTCATCCCGAATACATCTTCCATCGCGTCGATGCGCCACTCGGCCGCACTCAAGGTGCAGGTGTCGATGCCGGTGACGCGCACCACCATCCGCTCGATGCCCAAGCGCGGCCAGTTCAGCAGGAATACATCGCCCGGCAGCGGCGCGCGTTCCAGTGTGTCGCGTGCCACGGTCAGGCTCATCCGGGCCAGGGGCGAACCCAAGGCACGCAGGTCACGCAAGGCCAGCCGCGCAGCCAGTGGCCCGTAGTTCACGCCCGGGTAGTCGCGGCGCTGATTGATCACCCCGCCTTGCAACTGGATGGCGGCCAGGTTCTCGACCGTGACCGTCGCATCACCGCCGGTCTGCCAGTCCGTGTAGACCACGGTCAGCTCGTTGGGCAGCTCGCCCCATTGGGCGCGCTCGAAGCGCTCGATCCGCACGATCTCGTCGGGCCCCAACTGCGGCAGGCTGTCGATCCAGTAGTCGTCGCGCAGCAGCTTGAGCTCAAACGTGCCTTGCTCCGGGTCGGTGTAGAGGATGCCGCCGATGTGGTCGAGGACCTGACCGATGAAACTCTCGATGGGCTGCTGGCGCGTCCAGATCAGATTGAGGCCGAAGCCCTCACTCGACAAAGCCCACGCCGCATTCCAGAAACTCCAACCGATGCTGCTCTGCGGATAGCCCATACCCCAATGCGGATCGGTGAGGCACTGCACCAGGATGTGCGCCGGGTTCATGCCGACGCTGATCTCACGGGCCTCAATCTCATCCCAGGTGCGGACTTCGGCATTCCACTCCATCCATGGCGCATCGAACCATCCCGCCTTGAAGCGCCGCACCCGCACCGCCCACGGTTTGATGTAGGGGTTGTTGGCCGCGAACAGGATCTTGCGTGCCACCAAGGACAGCACGCCCCGAAATGCCGGAATGGAACTGCCGAGGCGACTCATCAGATAGTCGTTGCGGCCCTGACCAGCATGGCCAGAAAGCACATCGATGGTGCCGACCACGCCGCCTTCGCGCTCGTCGCCGCCAAACAGCGTGGGCTTGTTGATCGAGAGGCTGCTCAGCCCATGCCCGCTGGACAGCGGCGCACGGTCGGCATCGCCCCATGCGGTACGGTCGCCCATCTGGATTTCCTGCACGGCATCGACCGGCCCCTGGCACAGCACCAGATGCAGTCCCATCCGGTAGCGGTAGCCGACGGTTTGCTTCTTGCTGCTGCCACCCATCAGTCTTGCTCCTGCTGGATAGATTTCTGGCAAGCGTGCGCTTGTGCGTAATCCACCACGCGCCTTGCCATTGCATCGCCGGTGGCCAGCAAGGTGGCAGCGTCACAGCCCTCCCTCAGGAAGGCGCGGAAATCCAGATCGTGACGTGCAAACCATGTGCGTGTGCCGTTCACGCACAGTCCCACGGCGCGCACGTGATCGATCGTGACGGTCACATCCGTGGTCATTTTTTGCCTCCTTTCTTCTTGATCGGTTCGGCTTCCAGATCGCCGTACCAGACGACGTTGGCACCGCGCAGCAGCACGGTGCCGAACACGACGGGAATCGGTCGGCCTTCTTCTGCGGTGGGGGCATCGACGTCAGACAGGGACGCCGGTTTGGGCTCGGGCGGTTTCGGCGCGAGCGCGACCGAGACCAACGCCGCCACCACGATGACGACGAGGTACCACATGGCAATTCCTCAGAAGGGTTTCAGAACACGCCGGTCGAGAACGGGTTTTTGCTTGGGATGAACGGAAATCCCCCGAAGTTTTCGAGGTTGCCGAAGCGCGAGGCGCACGTGGCCGTGCTGTGATCGCAGCCCACTGTCAGTTGCACCTCGGTGCCGACTTCGATGGCGACCGGATAGAGCAACTCGACGCCGCCACCGTAGTCATTGACGATCATGTGGCGGGCACCTTCCGGGGTTTGCAACCAGCCACCGGCCAAGCCACCGCTGACGCTGCCGGGCACGCCGCCATCGAGATCGACGTTGCGGCCATAGCTGTTGCTCACCAAGGCGCTCTCGGAAATCGGTGATGCGCCGCAGGCCGCCGAATACAGCACATGGGAACACTTGCGGCTGTAGAGCCGCCGCAACCCGATGCGCTTGAGACTGACTTGCGCGGACTCACAGCGAACCCGAGCCACATCGTCCGCGACTTCGACGCCCAGCACCCGGCCCATCCAGCGCGTGCCGGAGATCCACCAGTAGTCGCCCCAAGTGTCGCGCCGTCCGATGCGCAGGGTAATCGAGGTGGTGTCGCCGGTCAGCGCGTTGGCGAGCAGGTGGCGCACCAAATCACAGTTCGGCGGCAGTTTCAGATCCAGCGCAGCCTTCGCGGCTTCGGCCCCCAGCGCCAGTTCGTTGCGTTCGATGGACAGGCTGGTGTACAGCGTGCCGCCGAGATCGACGTCGAATTCGTGCGGCGTCAGATAGAACTGCGCGCTGTTGCTGACGAAGGCGTAGAGCTCGACCTCCATCAGCTGTTGGTTGCTCATACGGCGTACTCTCCATATGTTTCTCGGTCGTTGCCGCGAGGCTCTGGCAACTGGCGCGCGGTCAGGGTGATCTCCACCAGATTCGGGCTGTGCCAGTACAGATCGATGGCGTCGTGGTCGAGGCGGCAGCGCACGAGGCGAATGACGCGGCTGCCTGCGGGCACTTGAGTCTCGAGGCCCGAGCGCAGCACCAGCACACCACTCTGATCCAGATGGCAGGTCGCCGTCAGGGCGTACTGCCGATAGCCGTCTGGCTGCACGATCAGGCAGGCGGCGGGGCGATGCCAAAAAACCGAGATTCGTGCGGAGATGTCTTTGCCATCCACACGCAGGAAGCCGTCCTCGGGATCGGCTTCGACGGTCACCCACAGGATCGGGGCCAAACCGTCGGGCAGCCAGAATGCTTCCAGACGGCCTTGGGTGCGCCACAACCGCGCCCGCCAGATTTCGATTTCATCGAGTGAGCTGGCCAGATAGCGCCGCTGCAAAGTTGTCGTCGCCCACGGATCGTCCCGGCGCACCCACGGATCTGCAGGCGAGAAGTCTTGGCGGGTGATCGTTGCTTGCACGGCTGCCGTCGGATCATCACGCCAGTTGCCATCCGGCCAGACCGGAATCTCGTCGAGCCATGGGTCATCTAGCACCTCCAGGTCGGGCAATGGCGCAGGCTGGATCTGCGCAGGTACGTTGCCGCCGACCATGCCGGGCACCCACTGCGTGAGATCTGCCGGGTCGATGGCCTTGCCCCACACCAGGGGCATGACGGTGCTGCCCACGGCGGCGGCGCGTGCCAAGGGCTCCGTCAGCCACAGCAGATCGCTTTCCACGTCGCTGAGTTGGGCGATCTGCCAGCCATCGGCGGCGATGATCAGCACCCAGCGGCCATTGCTCTCTGTCTCCTGCCAGCCCTGCACCCCGTCGTAGCTCAGATGCACATTGGCCGAGAGTGGCCCGAACTGTCGCCCATCTGCCTCCGTCACATTGAGTGCCAGTGCGCCACGTTCGCAGGACTCGGTCAGGTGCACCGCGTACTGCGGCAGCGGCCACAGCGCCATTTGACCGAGATGATCGGCCAGCCAGTCGGCCACCAGCGCATCGGTCTGACGAGCGTTACCCACCTTGTAGGTGAGCCAGCGCCGAGGAACGCGTCGGCGTGCCTGCCGGGATTCGTTGCCACTGGCCAGCCGCGCGACGCTGGTCTGCCATTCCAGTCGTTCAACCAACGGCTCGGCCCAGTCGTGGCGGAAGGCAAACACGCCGCGTTGTGCGTCGGGCCACGGCTGGTCGCCAAAAGCATCCATGCCGGTGGCGACGATGGCGCTCGAGGCCGTGTCGCGGCGCAGCACTTCGACCAGGAAGATCGGCGCATCAATAGGTGGCCTGGGGCCCACCAAGGATTCCGCCAGCAGGCTCGCCGTCAGATTGGGCGGCAGCGGAGCGACCACTGTTTCCGGCGTGAAGCGGGCTGCGCCCGCCCCGAAGGTGGCCCGCGAGAGCACTTCATTCTGGAAGGCGGATAGTTCGCTTCCCGGATTTGGCTTGCTGGAAATCTCAGCGATGTCTTGAACGACGACGCGTTCCGTCATGCCGACTCCACGCCGAACTCAGCGGCATTGAAGGCGGCCTCCGTCCACGGCACGTTGCCGTTCGGGTTGCGCTCGAACACCGTGCTCTGCCAGGCCAATTGCTCCTGCAGAATGATGTCGGTGCTGACGGCGCTCTGCGCACCGCTGACCACGAGGCCTTTGACCTTGCCCAGACCGGCGTCGGTTTTGCGCGCCAGCATGGTCAGTTGCACGCCGTAGATGGCGGGCGTGGCCATCACCGGCAGCGGCTCGACATCGAAGGACTGGCGCAACCCCACGCTGGGCGCACTGATCGCTGTGACTTCGTCCTCGTCGCTGACGGCTTCCCATGCGGCGGTACCGACCGGGCTGGCCGTCCACTGGTTCAAACTGCCATCGGCCTGCGCCTGCAAAGCATCGACGCGCACATCACCGAGGAAGGTATTGTTGATGGTGCCGCTGGTGTCGGCGATGTAGAGGTCATCCACGTCCACCGTCACCGGGCAGGGCTGCCCCGGCACGGCCCCCACGAATGCCGTGAGCAGTGGGCCACCGCCCTGGATGGTGTTCTGCGCGGTCATCTGGATGGCCAGGATGCCGTTGATCCGCACTGACAGAATGCCGTTGCTGGTGCCTTGCGTGACCTGCAGTTCGATGTAGTGCCAGCCGCGCGCCGGGGCGCTGGCGACCGAGGTCGAGATCAACTGGTCATAGCCGCTCATTCCAGACCCTATCCAGCGGTAGAGCTTGAGCCGCCCGTCCTCGCCGATTTTGACGAGGTGCGCGACCTGCGAGTTGGCATCGCGCACGCCCAGCAGCACGGGCTCCGCGCCCGTGTTCTGGTACGGCACCACGCGAAGGGCCGCACCCACAATCAAGCTGGTCTTGGTGGCGTCGAGGTTCTTGACGTAACCGCCGCCCGGGCCTTCCGGCAAACGCAGGGCGTAGGAGGACGGACGACGGCCATTGATGCGGGTGGCCTGCGGTGACAGATACGCCGCCTTGCCCCGAGCGAGCCACGGATCGCCAAAGCTGTCCAGGGCCTGCGGGTCGTAGTGGTCGAAGCCGTCGATGAACAGAAGTGCCATGGGACTTTCCCCTGAAATTCAGCCCTGCAGCGCCGCACGGATGGCCCGTGCATTGCGCCCGATGATGTTGACGATGACTTTCTCTCCGGCAGGCGACTGCAGGTGGTCGTGGGTGACGCCCGGATCGACCGCGTTGACGATGCGCACCGCCTGATTGACCTGCGGCTGTGCCGGCGGCATCCGCACTTCGGGCACCAGACCGCCGGCCGCAAAGGCCAGCTCACCACCTTTGAAACGCGGGCCTGCTGACAAGCCGTTGAGCGAGTCGAGGAAGGCCACACCGACCTGGCGCACGGCGGCCGCCCGCACCACGTACTCGCCTGCGGACAGGCGCGCCGGGATCGAATCCGATGTCGAGGTGCCAGGGCCAGACACCAGGCCACCGGCGGCAAACTTTTTCACCTTGCCCAACAGCGCCATCACGGCGGCGACCATGGCGGCCATCGCGGCAATGGCCAGCCCCGGGCCGACGATGGGGATCGAGGCTTGCGAAGCCGCCGCCCCGGCTCCT